GTCGAGCCGTCGTTCACCACGGCGCGATTGTTCGTCGTGTCGACCACGACCTCGCCTTGCGCGCCGGTGAAGGCGCCGACTTGCGTCGCGGTTCCGCGTCTAAGCTGAAGCTGTTCCGTCATCAGGCTGTTCCAAGATCGAGCGCGCCGAGAACGACGCTGGGGCCGACCGTCCCGAAATCGTCCGCGAGGGCCGGAGTGAGATTGACAAAGCCGAGATCGAGCGGCATTCCGCCCGCGAGCTGCGCGGCGATCGGATCGGCGACTCCCGCGCCGGCAGGCACGTAGGTATAGACCGCGCAAGTCGACAAGCTCTGCACGCCAGCGCCGAACACGTTGAAGCTTTGAAACTTGAAGTAGAGCGTCTGGCCGATGTAATTCGACGGCAGATCGTAAGCGACGACGGCGCCGTCGAGCCGCGCGAAGGGCGCGCCCGACGAATGCGCCGTTGGCGCGGTCCCGTAGAGGCCGCGCTGCAGGCCGGTCAGATTGTAGGCGCTCGTCCCCGTCAAGGTCGCGCTCTCATAGGCGAGGAGTTCGCCGTCGACGAGCGAGCGCGTAGCGCCCTGCTGCGCCGACGCCTGCGATGTCCCCGAGAGGGCGCCCGCGCTCTCCGCCAGATTGACGCTCAACGTGTCCGTCGCATCCCATCCGCTCGCCGAGGCGAGCGCGGCGGTCAGGATCCCTTGGCGCAGCGGCTGCGCGATGACGGCGATTTGCGAATAAGTGACGTTGTCGAGCGATATCCAGACATTGGCGCCGCCCCAGTTCTGATCGGCGACGCCGCCCGAGCCGCCCGCCGCGCCGACCCAAATCTGGGGCGACCCGCCGGTCAGCGTGGCCGGCGGCTCGTAGATCAGCGGGGCGTCGTTGACCGGGTCGGCGGCGGCGCCCTGGTTCGGCAGGAACCCCGACGGCCCGGAATTGGGGTAGAGAACGGGCGTCGAGACGCCGACGGTCAACTCCTCGGCCGTGATCGTGAGCAGGCCCTTGTCGTCCTCTTCGATCGCGGTGATGCGCACGGGATAATCGGAGAGTCCGAGGTTGGCGTCGCTGATCGTCACGACGTCCATCGGATCGAGGAGGCCGTATTCCCACGACAGCTTGAAGGCGAAATGCGCGCGCACATAGAGCTGGCGTTGCAGGATAGTCTGCGCGACGATGGGGCCGACGTTGATCTCGTCGCAGATTTCGTGGCCTTGGATCGTCGAGCCGACGAGCGGGCCGTAGATTTCGATCTGCGATTGATCGCGCGCCTCGACCGGCGTGGCGCCGTACTGATTCGTGCGCGACAGGCATTCGACCCGCTGAATCGTCGGCAGCGAGAAGGGATCGACGCGCGCGGCCTGGACCGGATCCTTATTGCCTTTTTCGTCGACGAAATCGAGGTCCGTCAGATTGTAGATCGGCGTGAGGTCGGGGACGTAGCTCGTCGCGTTGGCGAATGTGTACGAGATCAGCGCGACCTGGTTCTCGTCGCCGCCGGCGAAGAGATAGGTTCCCGCCGGCGAAATTCCGTATGTCCCGGCCGACGATGGCTGCGAGGCCCCGATATAGGTCAGCGCGACGCCGGTGAAGGCATATTTCACGCCGCCGTCGGAGAAGAATTGCGCGGCGGTGCAGACCGCGATCGAGGGCGGCGTAATGACGCCGGAACCCTCCTGCACCGGGGTCGGGACCGGATACTGGACCGTCTTCGTCACATTGCCGGCGGATATCACTTCGTCCCCATAAGGGATGAACTTGAGCATTCCGCCGCTCCAGACGGCGGCGCAGTTCAGAAGTTGCAACCAGCGCGACAGGATGCTCGATCCCTGTTCCTGGTTGACCAACGCCGGGCTGAAGGCGATGCCGAGCGCCTTGCAATAGGTTTGCAAGCTCGCGTCGCCGCCCGAGCCGTACAGCGTCGTCGCGTCGATGCTGGCGCCAGAGAAGCCGGCGCCATATTGCGGATTGGTCAGAAAGTCGTTGATGACCTCAGCTGGATCGGCGTCGACGCCATTGACGCCGGTGCCGGCGAGAATGCCGATGATCTCGAAATTGTGGTTGCCGATGTCGGCGTTGTCGCCGAGCGCGTAGCTTGCCGCGCAGACGTAGGACGTGCCCTGATAAGCGAGCGCTTCGATCGAATAATTCGCCTGGAGATAGCCCCAGGTCGTTTGCGGCGTCGCGCCTTCGAAGAAGGTCAGGCCGAGTTCGGCCAGCGTATAGGTCGACTGGTCGCGCCAGATGATGCCGATGCCGGACACCGGGCCCTCGCACAGCGCCATGATCAGGTCGGCGCTGTAGGTGTAGCCGCTGGTCGGCGACCTGAAGATGCCGCCCTTGCCGCCGCCGCCGCTGCTGCCGTGCGTCTGGAAATTGGCGTACCAGATCACGTTCGCCGCGACCTTGGTTCGGCCCCAGATGATCGGGATCGGCAGCGTGTTGACCGAGGTTTGCAGTTGCAGCCCGGTGTAATCGGGCTTTTGGCCGTTCTTTTGGCGAAACCAGCTCATGTCCCGGCAACCCCTTGGTTGGCGGGCGTCGCCGCGCCCCAGTAGCTGAAGAACTTGGATTCCGGCAGCCGCGCGGCGACTTCGACGTTGTGCGCGATCTCCTCCTCGAGGACGACCCGCGCGGGGTGAAACGCGTGGACGATCGTCAGTGGATCGGATCGGGTGACGATTCCGCCATGGCTGAAGCAGCGGCCGTATTTGAACAGGATCACGTCGCCGGGCAGCGGCGAGGCGACTTCATGCGCGCGCGCCAGCAGGAAGGTCAGATAGCGCTCCTCGCCGCGGTGCAGATGCCAGTCTCTGACATAGGGGCGCGGGTCGAACGGCTCGACGAGTTTCAGATCGCAGAAGACGCGCACCAGCAGCATGGCGCAGTCGCAGCCCACGCCCTTGACGTCGGCCATGTGGTGATAGGGCGTGCCGATCCATTCGCGCGCCGCGGCGACGACGCGGGCGCGATCGTAAGAGATTGTCATGGTGATGTCCGGAAATAGAGGCGCTAGGGCGCCGCCGTGCAATGGCGAGCCGTAGGCCCACAGTAAGCTGGTGCGGAGCGTGTTGCCGGTCACCGAGATGAGTCAGGATTGAATCGGACGCACGGCGTGCTCGACCGCCCGAATTCGCGCCATGTGATCAGGGTTGTCGACCGAAAGAGGTCTTCGCAAATTGAAATGACGACTCCGCCGTCATCGAGGCGCTCGACGTCGACGGTCGCCGGCAGCCTCACCTTAGCGGCGAGGTCGGCAGGCAGATAGGTGAGCCAACCGATGCGCGGGATCAGCACCCGTGTTCGCGTTTGTCCGATCGAGTTAATGAATTCCGTCTTGGCAGCCATGTAGAGGTGTTGTCCGCCATCGACGCTGATTTCGCGGGGAGACCAGACGCGAAGAACCAGTCTCATCAACCGGCGAATCTCGGAAGCGCGCCATGGGCGTCCCGTGGTTAGGCGGACTCTGCTGAGGTGCATGACGATGAAGTTGCACTGACTGACATCAGGACAGCACACTCCGGCGCGCACTTCCGTCATGGCGTCAGATGGCCCGACGTCGTCACGCGGATGCGGTCCAACGTTGCGGCCGCCGAGATGAAAGCCGCCTTCCTGCGAAAATCTCTCCGCCACAACGGCGCGCAATCGACCCTTCTCGACCAGCCGACGCGCCTCGTCGAGCGAGATCGGGACGGAACAAAAAGGTTTCTTCGACGGCGACATACGAAGCCAAGTTTCGTATATGGGGTCGATACTCGGAAGCTCGTTGACGAACGAACGAAATCTCTCCGCGCATTCCTCGGCAGTCAAACGCTGCGAACTCCAAAACCCGTTGAGGCTGTACAGAGTTTGCGCCATGTTCTTGCCTTCGGGCGTCGGGCTGAGAAACGACGCTACCAATTTTGCGGTCGCCCGGCATTCGAAAAAATTGCCGCGCTCGCTCGGCAGGCGACGCTCAATCTTGAATTGCCGTGTGCCGACTCCGGCTTGCGCCGCGCCCAAGGCCTAGGACTGCACCGGCCTGATCGCCGCCTCCATCGCTCGCGCGCGCGCCGTGTGGATGGGATTGTCGATGGTGAACGGCTCGTCGCAGAGCGTGGCGATGATCCCGCCGTCGTCGAGGCGCTCGACCGCGATTTCCCCAGGGATCGTCACTTTGGCGGCGAGGTCCGCGGGCAGATAGGTCAGCCAGCCGACCCAGGGGAGTAACGTCCGATCTTGAAGCGGGTTGAGAAGCTGCAAGCGAGGGGAAAGCGCTGCATGGCGCGCCGCACCCACCGCGTCCGGCACGGACGCCCTAAGGTCGCCGTAGCGCCAACAGTCCACGCTCATTTCGCGGGGCTGCCAGATACGCAGCACGAGCTTCATGAGCGGAATCAGTTCCGAAGCGCGCCAGGGTTGCCCCGTAGAGATCCGTTTCGTGCCAATTTGAATTTCGACGTGATTGCAGTGAGGATTGTTGCCGCCGTAGGCGCCGGCCCAAACTATGGTCGACATTTCAAATTCCGGGCGTCGAAAGTATTCAGGCGAGCCCGCGTGGCGGCCGCTCAAGTGAAAGCCCATTTCCGGCCAGATTTTGTCTTTCGGTTTGTCGTAACGCGATTGCGCTTTCGTCGCGGCGCAAATCGTGTCCTCGTGGGCCATCGGCACGGGAAATCGCGGCTTATCGGAAGGTCGATAGTTGAGCCAACTGAGGAAAATCGAATCGATTTCGGGCAGGGTGTTGAGGAATGCCCCGAAATCGTCGGCAAATTGCTCTATGGTTATTTGCCGGCTGCCCCACCAGGCGGCCAAACGGTAGGATTCGTCGCTCATAGCTAAGGCCCCGGATCGTAATATACGTCAATATTCGTAATGCCTAGATCGTTCACCCATTCGCGGAAAATATTGGCGACCGGGTTCTGTTGAACATACCACGCCACGCGCCGGCCGCTGAGGGCCGCGGCTTTGGACTGCCGCATTATTTGGTTCTGAATATCATCTCTGGAATCTGACGCCCAATCCTGCCAAGTGCCGTCTTTCGTTAATAGGTGTGCGTAGTTCCCCTTGCCTTCTTTCAATAGACCCGTGAGTTGATCGCACCCGTCGTATTCAACGCCATTGAACTCTATGATGAATTCCCGCGGGAGACCGCTGACGTATTCCTGATAAGCGAGTGCGGCTTCCGAACGACCGGTTATATCCTCGCGCGACTTGTCTGGGCAGAGCTTGGGTTCGCGCGACGAGGGGTCGCTTGGCGGCTGACCGCCGGAGCCTTCGGCAAGCCGTTCGCGCGCGCGATCGAGCGACCCCAAATCGACGACCAGCGCGTCGCCGGCGGCGCGCGCGATGACGTTGCCGTCGGCGTCGCGATAGAACTGGTTGAGGTTGTCGCGGCCCCCAGTCAGCGTGACCCAGTGGCCGTCGATGAAGACGCGAGAGAGGACCTGTCCGGCAGGCTTGTCCCAGGAATATTGCAGACCGGTTCGGCCGGGAACATCGCCCTCGGTGACGCCGCTTTTGCCGGCCGACGGCACGAACAACGTGTCGAACACGATCGACGGAACGCTGCTCCGCGCCGCAAGCCGTATGAGACCTTGGACGACACGCGCCGGAAGGTTTTCCGAAAACAGCGAATCCTCGTCCGATCGCGGCTCGTCGCCGACGGCGACCTCGTTCCCGCCGGTTGCGCCGCCGTCGCTGGTCCAGCGGCCGCTCTCGACGCCGTTGCCCGCGGGCACGCGCGGCTGGGCGGGGTCGAAGCGCTCGAGACCATCGAGCCGGCGCGGGTCGAGATCGAGCGCGGCGAGGATCATCGCCGGCGCAGCGCCGCATCTCGTCAGGCCGTCGCTGAAGAACACGCGCTTCGCCGCCGCCAGCGGATCTCGTAACGGCCAGTAGCCGGCCAACGCGAGATGCGTCGAAGACAGCAGCGCGTCGCCTTCGGCTTGTCTTTCGAGGGCGCGGCGAAGATGGGCGAGCGCGCGATCGGAGACCGGCGCGCTGTAGGCCGCCGACAGCAGTGCGATCATGCGCGCTTCGCCGTCTGCGCTTCGCCGGCCCGCGACCGCGATCTCGGTCTGCGCGCCGAGCATCAGGCGATCGCCTGCGAAGGTCGGCGCGCTGAGGAGCGGCCCGAGCGAAGCGCGCGCCGCCCAGGCCTTCTCCAACTCATGCGGGATCATGGCGAACTCCGCCGTTCGCGCGTTCGAAGATTTTCAGCGAGCGCCGGTCAGTGGGCGATCTGCGGCGGCGGCACGAAGGGGAAGCCCCGGAAGTTGGCGAGGTTGCTGAATCTCGACCGAATCCGCCGTGTTGAGGCGTCGCTCCGAAGGCGCTATTGATTCGACGGTCGCCCGCCGATCGGGACGGGACTGAAATCTTATGGCGACGCAGAACGAACATGGCCGTTTGATCGCCGCGGCGGCGAAAGCGGCCTTGGCGCCGATCGGATGCGTGCGCCGCGGGCAATCGCGCGTCTGGCTTTCCGACCAGCGTTATTGGGCGATCATGATCGAATTCCAGCCCAGCGGCTTCTCCAGGGGCTCCTATCTGAATGTCGGCGCAAGCTGGTTGTGGTACGAGATGCCCGGATTGGCGTTTAATGTCGGCTATCGAGTGGCGCGCGCCGGCTTCATATCCTTCGAGAATTCCGAGCAGTTTCGCCCCTTGATCGAAAGGATGGCGGCTCAGGCGGCCGAAGCAGTGTTGGCCATGAGAGCAAAATTCGCTTCGATCGCCACGATCTCCCGATTTCTCAACGCAGTGCCAAATCGGCAGTTGATCCATATGTTCAGCGCCGCCGTCGCAGCGGGGCTCAACCATGAAGTTGAGCTGTCGCGCAAGCGATTTCATGAAATGCTCAGTTATCCCGCCGACGACGAGCGGCGGGTAAAGCTGCATTCTGAAGCAGCGGCGCTGCTTGCACTCCTTGATGATACGGCGCAATTTCGCGCCGCGGTTCGTCGCATAATCGACGCTAGGCGGAGACAAGCTCGCCTTCCGCCGATCGCCGATTGTCTCGAGGGGGTGGATTCGACCGTGACGGAGGGCGAAAGCCGCCCCGCGTCTCAACCTAATTGCGCTTAATCCGAAGCTCGAAGACGACCGGCTTGTCGGCGCCTTCTTCTAGAGTCACCCCGTTCCTCAGTTGCTCCGCCCTCGCGTTGGAAAGCTTTGCCCCACCGGTCTTCAAGTCGTAAATCGCGATAACGTTTTCGTGGGCATCGTCCCAGAGCGAGACGTCGGTTCTGATGCTGCCGTCTACACCATAATCGACCACGTAGTTCAGGTTGAAGCTCTGCTCGACGCTGTCAGTTCCGACGCCGGGAAGGTTCGCCGCGCGCACAGCGTTCGCAAATGCCACATGCACTGCAATCCCGTAGAGCGGTCCGACGCCTCTCGGGATGGCGGTGTCGACCGCCGCGAGAATGTCCACCAACGCGCTGGTCGTCCCATCGATCCGAGGATCGCCCTTGGAGGGAACCTTGCCGATCGCGATTTGGGCGTATTGCTCTCCCGGCTGGATCGAATCAGGATTGGCGTCGCTGAGAATCTGATCGGGTTGAGATGGCTCGTGAAGCGTTACGGAGATTTCGGTAGAATTATGCGAACCGCTTGAGCCTGCCTTCCCGCCGGCCGATGATTGCGGTTCCGGTGGCCTGTCGTTTCCCGCTCCCGAGCCGGCGGATCGGCCCGGAGCCGTGGCATTTTCGGCTCGGTCGCGCGTCCATTGACCGCTGGGGCGGCCGTTGCCGGCGGGCACGCGCGGCTGGTCCGGCGAGTATTTTTCGATCCGCTCGATCAGCGCCGAGTCGAAACCGAGCGCATGCCAGACGTCGCGCGTGGTCATGCCCGCCTTCATCAAGGCGTCGGCCATGAATAGCCGGTAGGCCGCTTGCTTCGGTTGGGTCAGAGGCCACGGGGCGGTCATCGCCAAGTGCATCAAGGCGAGCGTCGTATCGCCTTCGCCGTGCTTGACGATTGCTCGCCCGATATAGCTGAGCGCGCGGGGTTCGAGCGGCCGTTGGTAGGCGGCGCAAAGCAACGCGCTGACGCGGGCGTCGTCGATTGCCGGCGAGCAAACGCCGCGCTTCGCCAAGGCGAGCCTCGTCCCGGCGCCAAGGACCAGCCAGTCGTCGACGAAGGTCAGCGCAGCATGCAGCGGTGCGCGCGAACCGTGCGCGTCCCATTGCTTGCGTAATTGCTCGAAAAGCATCGCACATCTCGCATTCTTGGATGGATCGACCGCGAGGGCGCCGCGCTTGCGCCGATAGGCGTGGTCGAGGGCAGGGCGTTGGCGTCGCTCATTGTATCTGCGCGCGTCGACCGCTCTTTCGCGCTCCGCGAGGGAAACTGCCGACCGCTCAGTAGGCGATCTGCGGCGGCGGCACGAAGGGGAAGCCGCGGAAGTTGGCGAGATTGGAAAAGCGCGACGAACAGGTCGCCTGCGTATGGTCGCAGCCGGCGTAGACGGTGAAGGCGTCGCCGGTCGCCGGCGGCGAGGGCAGGGGATACATTAGCGATAGCGAGGCGCCGGCGGCGACGCTCTTCACCGTCGCGCGCAGATTGGCGTTGACGCCGGAGGTGAAGACGATCGAGCCCTGCGCGTGGCTCGCCAGCGCGCCGGAAAAATCGATGAGGCTCGCCGTCGAACCGGCGCCGACCGTTCCGCTGGCGGCGTACGTTCCGCGCACCACGCCGCACCCGGAGTCGTAGAGCGTATGCAGACAGGTCGGCGAATAAAGATTCCTCGGCATGTCATAGTCGAGCACGACGAGGTCGGACGCCACCGTGATCGTCGCGCTGGTGCGTCCGACCTGATCGATCGTCGACACCCGGCCGTGGAACAGCGTCACGCCGCCGATCGGCGTCTGGCCCAGCGCGCTCATGAACACGCGGTCGCGTTGCACGATCGCGCCGTCGAAGGCGCCATCGCGCAGCGCGTTGAGAAACGGCGATCCGTTGACGAGGTCGGTCGGCCGCGCGGCGATCGTGATCTGCTGCTTGTCGACCTCGAGCCCGACCGAAGCCTTGTATTTGAGCCCCTGCACCAGCGGGCCGTCGGCGAGAAAAGTGAAGCCGTTGTAGATGACCGGCTGATCGATGTTCGTATAGGTGAGGATCGTTCCCGTCGCGAGCGTGAACGTGAAGCAATCGGCGAAGGCGATCGGCGCGTCGGGGTTGGCGCGCGCGGCGTTGAGAAAGGCGATGAGTGCGCTCGACGCGGTTTTCATGACGTGCGCACCGATCGGAATTTGAGGCTTTGCAGGATCCAGAGGTTCTGCATGAACTGCTCGAAATCCGCCGCGTCGTCGTTGAAGCGGCATTGGAAGGCGTAGGCGAACGATGCGCCGATCAGCGCGCCGCTCGCCGGCGCTGTGGCGAAGACGAGGCTGTTCGGCGTCGACAGCGACCAGCCCGTGCTCTGCGCGACGCCGGCGACGGTGACCTGGGAAACGCTCGTCACCCATCCCACGGGCTCGAGGAAGCCGCCGAGCGCGCGTGCGAAAGTGAACGTCGTGGTCGACCCGTCGCCCGTCGCGAAGGACTGGCTCGTCGCGGAATTGTCGGTCGGGTCCGTGTAGAGGAACGTCCCGAACTGCCCCTGGCATTGCAAGAACAGCCCCATCAGGCTTTGCAGCGATTGCGCGCCGAGGCCGGGATAGGAAGCCGAATCCGACGCGAGCCCGTCGAAGCTCAACTCGAACCGCCAGATCGGGTTTTGATAGAGCGCGTCGCGCACTTCGCGGCCAGAGACGTGGCCGGCGACGATCGTGGCGAAGCTCGGCGTCTTGTGGACGCTCCAGCCCTGGCCGGGCAGCGTCGGGAAGGATGGCGGCGTCGTCACGGCCTCACCGTCGTCAGTTTCACCGTCGTCAGTGTGAACAGCATCGCCATGAACTCCTCGAAATCGAGTGCGTCGTCGGCGAAGCGGCAGAGCCACAAGACGCCGAAATCGGCCGAGACGACGACGCCGGCGGCGGGGGCGGCGCCAAAGACGATCGCTGGCGCGTAGCCGCTGGAAATCGACCAACTCGAGCCCGGCTGCGTGACGCCGTTGAGATAGGCGGCCGCGACGCCCGACGTTCCCGCGACCGGCTCCGTGTAAGTCCCGAACGAGCGCACGAGCGCAAAAGACATCGTCGTCCCGTCGCCGACGCCGAGGATTTGTCCGGTGACGTCAGACAGCCCTGGCGGCGCGATCCAGAACGGCGTCGCCGCTCCGGACATTTGCTCGAAAAATCCGGCGATCGCCTGCATCTCGAGATGCGCTTCGTCCGAGCGCAGCAGGTCATAGGTCAGTTCGACGTCGTAATAGGCGGACGCGTAGCGGGGCCGCCGGCTCGACCGGCCCGAGACGTGATCGGCAATGTCCGTGCCGAACCTTGGCCTGACATGCGCCGACCAGCCTGCCGTCGCGAGCGTCGGGAAGCTTGCGAAAGGCCCCGGCGTCGGCGCCGGCGATGGCGCCACAGGCGGAAGCGCCGGCCCTCGGCCGCCGATCCAATCGCCCGTCTGCCAGTCGCCTGCGTCGCCCCATTGGCTGGCGAGCAGGGGGAAGATCGGGAACGGCCGCGCGTCCCAATTCCAGACGCAGGAGAAGGCGAACTGCACCATCGGCAGGCTGGCGCCGGAGACCGCGTTGTGGCCGTCCGTGTTCCAATATTCGTAGACCGCTTGCAGCGCGAGGCTCGCGAGCGTGTCGTCGCGCTGCGGCAGATATCCGCCGCCGGGAATCGACTGCCAGATCGACCAATAAGGGGTCGCGCTGCCGCTCGATTTCGGGTCGAAGAAGACGTTCGGCTGATTGGTCGCCTTGTCGCAAGCGGGGAAGCCATATTCGATGAAGCAAAGCGACTTCGATTGCGCGATCCATTCCGTCGGCGGCCCGTGCGGCGCCCAGCCATTGCCGTCGCCGTCGTCGTAGATCGCCCGGTGCGTGTTGTTCCACCACCAGCGCAGCTGTTTGTTGGCGAGCAATTGCTGATTGGCGAAATAGGGATTGCGCGCCTGCGTCAGGCGATCGCCCTCGGGCAGCGAGACGAGAAGATCGGAGCCGTTGGGATCGAGCCCGCGCGCGTCGTTGTCGCCGTCGTTGTAGTACCAATTGAACTTCTCGCCTCCCTCGATATTGGCCTTGAGATAGGGCAGCGAGTAGATCGTCGGCGCGCCGGAGAGGCCGAGGCCGCTCATGGCGGTCGGCGCCGGGGGCCAGGCGCCGGACGGCGCCGGGTTCAGCCAGTTGATCGCGTCGAGCCCGCCGATTCCCGTCGTCCAATCCGACAAAGGCAGGTAATTGTCGAAGCCGACGAGATCGATATCCGACGAGGCCCACAGCGCGTCGAGATGCGGCCACTGGCCGTTCGCGCCCGGATGCTGAAAGCCCATCCAATCCGACCAATCGGCGGAATAGGCGATGAGATTCGAAAGGGTCGAAAGGTTCTTGGTCAGGCCTTGCCCGTCGAAGATCGCGCGCACGTCGGCGGCGAGCGCCTGCAGCCCGGCGACGAACGGATCGGCCCACCCCGCGCAGCCCGAGCCGTCCGTCGTTCCCGCTGGTGTCCAGGCGGGGCCGCGGATCGTCTCCAGCCCGCGCAGTTCCGAGCCGAGCAGAAACAAATCGACCCCGCCGGCGATCGTGCACAGCCATGCGTAATGCAGGATCATGCGGCGATAGGTGTAATCGGTCGCCGATCCCGAATAGGCCACCGTCAGATTGACCGCATCAGGCGTGAACTGCGACGTCGTCGCGGCGCCGAGAAACGCCGCGACCGCGCTCGTCGCCGCCGAACTCACGTCCGGCGAATAGGTGACGAGCCCGCGCCAGGGATAGCCCGAGGCGGTCATCAAGAGGAACGGATAGAAAATGACTTTGAAGCCGCGCGCCTTCAAATCTCGGATGCAGCGCACGATGCTCGGATCGGACGGCGTGCCGCCGTAGACCGCGCCGCCGCCGGGCAGCGCCGGGATCGCGATAAGCCCGCTCGATGATTGCGTCAGGCTCGACACGCGCCAGCTGTCGGCGACATAGGCGCTGCCGTTCCATTGCTGGAACGACCCGCCGATGAAATTCGTCGAGGGAAAAATTTGGCAGTTCGCGGAGTCGAGCGAATTGCCGAACCATGCGCAGACGACCGAGACCGTCGTGCATTCCGGGTGCGCGGCCTGCAACTGGTCGATCGCATAGGAATAATCGGTCTTCGAGCCGCCGGGCGCATAGAACGTGTTGAGCCCAGCCAGCGCGCCGCCCGAGGTCGCGCCTTGGTGTGCGACCGTGTCATAGGTGAACTCGCCCGTCGACGGCAGAAGATGAGCTCCCAGCACGGCGCCCATGGCCTTGCCTCAAGCGCCGGCGAGGCGACGCAGGCCGAGATGTGCGCCGTGGCGCACCGCCTCGTCGATCGCCTTCAGCATCGTCGAGCTGTTGGCCTTCATCCATTGCGCGACGGAGCCGGAATCGACCGCCGAGACATGAAAATTCGTCGTGGGGTGGATATGGACAGCGCCGCCCTGCGCGCCGCCGCTCGCCGGCGCCTCGCCCGACAGCATTTCGCGAAGCGCGCCGGCCTGCGCGGCGGGCATGACGAGTTCGTTGTGATGCACCAGCGTCAGCATGTCCTGCGGGACTTGCCACATGCCGATGTCGGCCGAGGCGACCGCGCCGGCCATGCCGGCGACCGTCGCCTGCGCGGCCGTCGCCGGGCCGGCGGCGAACGGCCCCATGATCGGCGCGAGAAAGCCGAACACGCCCGCGAAGGCTTCTGCCGCGGAGGAAAGGATCGAGCGAACGATCGTCGCCGATTGCGTAGCCAGCGAAGCCGCCGCGCCCCCCTGCTCGGCGCCGGTGCGCGCGGTCACGCCGGCGGTCGTCGCCGCCGTCTTCGCCGCCTCGGTCGCTATCTGCCGAACGACGGTTTCCTCGCCCCATTCGATGAATTTGATCAGTAGGTCTTCGAGAACATTCTTGAACGCGGTGTGCCAGTTCTCAGTGCCCGAGAGCAGGCCGTGCAATTGCGAATTGAAGGCTTGCGTGACCGTATTGCCGAACGCTTGGTATTCGCGCTCCTGTTCGTTGACCGCGTTGCGAACCAGCGCCGTCATCTGGTCCTGGTGGCGCCGCTCGGCGTCGAGCATTTGATCGTCGATGCGTTGCTTTTGCGCGCCCGACTGATCGTCGAGCGCGGCCTCGCGCTGCAACGCCGAAATCTGCGCGCCATATTCCTCGTCGAGGGCCTGGCGCGACAGCGCGACCTTCTGCATCTGGGTGATCTGATGCTGGCGCGCCTCGTCCGCATAGAGCGCGAGCTTTTGCTTGAGGCCGTCTTCGACCGCCTTGATCTCTTCGGAAATCGCCAGTTTCGCCGTTCGGATCGCGTCGGCGGATGTGGCCTCGTCGCTTGTGCGGATCGCCTCGGCGGTTTGTGCATGGGCGGCGGCGAGCGTCTTTTCGAGCGAAGCCGACGTCATGAGCGCGCTGTCGAAGCCTTGCAGGCGCGTCGGAGCGAACGCCTCGCCGATCGAGGCGCCGAGCGCGGCGTATTGGCCGTTCAGTTGCGCGAACGGCTCGGAAAGGCCAGTCAGCGCGTCCTTGGCGTCGGCGACGCCGGAGACGAGATCGCCTACCGACGCGGTGAAGTTGACGGCGACATTCGCGTCGGTCATCGGCTAGCCTCCTGGCGGCGCGGGGTCAAAGCTTGCCGCTCGGGAACGCGGCTTTCATTTCCGCGACCGTCGGCTGACGCGCCGGCGACTTGGCGTCGCGATCGGCGGGGCGATATTTCAGCGCGGCGGCGAGGAGCCAGTGCGCGGGCGGGTTGGCGCGCCACTCCGCCGCGAGGGCGAGGTAGCGCGGCACGGTCAGACAATCGAGCGTCTGATCCCAGGTCCAGCCGGTGTTGGCGACGACGTGGGCGATCAGACGGTCGAAGTCGATTTTCCCGCATGGGGCGACGCCTCCCGCGTCGCATCCGAGGGCTCGGCGGCGCGCAGGCCTGCGGCTTTGGCCAGCGCCGGAAACGCCTGGATCAATTCGCCGACCGAGAACGGCAGTTCGAGAAACTCTTCGTAGCCGAGCGTGGGATCGACGACGGCGATGGCGCGCCACGTCGCCTCGGCGAGGCGGTCGAATTGCGCCTCGCCAAGGCGGGCGACGCTCGCGGTCGAGAGGTCCGCGCCGCCGGCCTCGGCGTAGACCTGGAATAGGGCCGGCTGAATCGCCTTGATCGCGCGGAACGGCAGATGGGGCAGCGCCCATCGGCGCCCGGCGAGCGCGATGACGAAGGTTTCCTCGCTCACGCGGCGTCTCCGAAGTTGAGCTGGCACACTTGGCCGGCCGCGTTGGCGAAACAGGCGAAGTCGAGCTCGGGCACCATGAAGTCTTCGAGCTTGGTGCCGAACGCGAGTTTGTCAGCGACGCAATTGTACAGCAGCACCGAGAACTGCTTGCCGGTCGTCGGGTCGGAGGCGAAGAGATTGGCCGAGAACGTGATCGACGGGCCGATGAGCGCCGAGGCGACCGCGATGCTCTCGCCGCTCGACGCCACCGTGTAGGTGTAGGAGATGAGCACCGCCGCGCCCGCGTCGCCGGCGGCGAAGGTGTAGACGCCGGCGGAGACGGAATATTGCCCGGTCGTCGGGCTCGACGCGACTTGCTTCAAGGGCAGCGCGCTCGCGGCGTAGACGACGCCCTGGTCGGCGACGAAGGTCGTGTGCAGGCTCGTCGTGTAGGCGTAGGGGGAGGACGAGGGAACGCTCGCCGCCTCGCCGAACTGCGTCTGCACGCCGCCGGCGCTCGGGCTGACGCCGAAAAACAGCGAGCCGAGCGCCTGGCCGGAAATGCGCGCGAGCTTGGCCTTGCCGGTCATCTTGCGCGTGCCCGAGCCGATGGCGACGGGAAAGTTATATTGGCCGTAGAGCGCCTTGGTCGACATC